GACGGCCCTTGCGCTGGATTGCGGTGCCCCAGATCAGCCTGCAGGTGTTCAGGCGAGCGAGGATTCCGCGGGCCTGCCGGAGGAGGTCCAGAGGGGCCAGGCCCCGGAGGCGCTGGTCGTCGTCGTGCCAGCGTCCGCGGAGGGTGATCCTGCCCTCCCGGATACCCATCACCTGGACGATGCTGTCCGCGCGGCCCGGGTACCAGAACGTGTTCGCGCGCTGCTCGGTCCGGATCTCGACGGGGGGCGATGGGCGGTCCTTCCCGGCGAGCACGAGGATGGCGGGGTTGTCCCGGACGAGCTCCTCGATGATGAAGGGCTGCTCGTCCGCTGCGTCCTCCTGGACGTCGACGTTGAAGCGGGTCCCCGTGGCTGGGTTCGTGACCTCGGCCATCAGCTACTCCTCGGCGCGAGGCGCCCCCGGCGTCCGGACTGGTACTCTTCGAGGTAGTCGAACACGGATTGCATGTCGCGAGCGAGCTGGTTGGGGTTGTCGATGCGCTCGGGGCGGATGTTCACCGTGATCGGGCCGTTGAAGTTGTTCGTGGTGTCGCTCACCGGGTTCCGCAGGGGGTCGAGACTGCCTGTCTCGGTCTCCTCCTTCTGGATGTCCTTGAAAGGCAGCCCCGGGCGCAGTCCGATGGCTGCCGCCCAGGCGTCCAGACCAGCGTTGATGCCCTCCATCCCGCGGGTGTAGTTGATCGCGTCGAGGAATCGGAACGCGCCGATATCGAAGCCGAGCCAGGACCCGACCGCCCTCCCGAGCTCCCCCGCCCAGTAGACGCCCGTGCTGAAGGTCAGCCCCACCACCCGCGTGAGGATGTTGAGCCCGTCGACGAGCGCCGTGAACATGGAGCTCACCGCGGGGTTGAGGAACACGATCTTGAAGATCAGGGAGAGGAACTGTCCCACCCCTCGGACGAGGTTCCACAGCGCGACCGCGGTCTCGCCGAACAGGCGCGGGGTCACCAGGAAGGCCCCGACGAGACCTCCCACGATCCCGACGAGGGGCCCCAGGATCCCCGCGAGCGCGCTGAACTGTACGGCGAGAGAGCTCGCCTTGGCTCCCACGAAGGCCCCGATCCCTCCGGCCGCGTTCGAGAGCATGCCCCCAACCCGGCCCGTGAAGCTGCCTCGTCCGCGCGGGAACGCGGCGCCCGGGCCCGTCGGGATCGACGTCAGCGTGTTCCGGAACGCGCGGGCCTGGATCGCGGCCGCTCTCGACGCCCGGGTGCTCCTGTTCGAGGGCAGCTTCATCTGCCCGTCGAGCCGGCCGAAGCTGAGTCCCGTGAGGTTGCGCCGTCCTCGAACCCCCCGGGCTTCCTCGAAGAATGCCAGCGAGGATGCCGATCGCTGGCGGGCTCGGCCTTGCAGCCACGCCTGGGGGTTCGCCAGGGACCGCGTACTGCCGGTGAACCTCGAGAGCGAGGCGTTCTGCGCGATGTACGCCGCGAGGGTTGGCGCGGCTGAACCGATCCCCGCCGTCGCCCCGGTGATCGCGTAGGGGGCAGCCCTCCCCAGGATCCCCGCGGTGACCGCGGCACCGGTGGGAGCGGACACGGCGTTCCAGACCCCGGCGGGGGTCACCAGCTTGAGGCGCTCGTAGGCCCCTACCAGGGTACCGCCGACCAGCTCTGCCCACCGAGTCAGCTGGGCGTTGTTGCGTTCGAGCCACTCGTTGAACTCGATGAGGTCCAGCGTGAGGACGTCGAAGAGGGGTCGCGTGGCCGTCCGGGCGAGCTCGGCGAAGTTGTCTCTGAATGTCGCGGTCTGGGCGTCCCAGGTCCGCCCCATCACCTTCGCCGCTTCCGTGTACTTCTCGAGGGCTCTGAAGATGGCCGCGAGGCGCTCGGGCTTCGACAGCTCGTTGAATGCCTCTACGGTCATCCCGATGGGCTGCATCAGGAGCACGAGATCCTTGGTCGTCCGCGCGTTCGCGCCAGCCGTCAGGGCCTGCGTGATGTCGAAGCCGATGTTCCGCATACCCATGAGCGGGTTCGCGGCGGACGCGCCCACGATACCAAGGCGAGTGAGCCGGCGGATGTCCTTGGTGGACGCGCCGGCCCCGAGGGCGGCCCCTGTGACCTGCTGGTAGGTGCGGATGTAGTCCGAGAGCTCGCCGGGCAGCTTCGCGGCGTCCGCCCGCAGTCCCCGAAGCTCTCGCCGCGCGATCCCGATGGACTTCCGGAGCTCGGTCCCCGTGATCGCGGAGAACGCGCCGCCGATCGACACCTCGGCATTCTGGACCTCGGCGTTCAGCCGGGTGAACGCCCGGGTCAGGCGCTGGACCCCGTAGATTGCCGACAGGAGCGCGAAGGACCGAGTGACCTGGCTGATCGAGGAGTTGAGGCTGCGGAGCTGCCGGTGGAGCGCGGTCATCCCGCGGATCTGCGGCTGCATCTCCAGGGAGGCTCGAATCCGGTAGTCGATGTCAGAGGGGACCATGCCGCGCGCCCTATCTCTTGGGGTTCTCTGCCTTCACGATCTCCCCGATCGCTCGTTCGAAGAGGGCGAGCTCAACGAGAGTGAGCTTCTTCAGCTCCGATATCTGCTGCTTCGCATACCGGGCCAGATACGCCATCCGGCGCCAGCGGTTCATCCGACCCGGATTGCCTGAATGGATTGGATCTGCGCCTCCCCGATCATGTGCATCTGCGTCCACAGAAGACGCATGGCCATGATCTCTGGTACGCGGAACCGCTGCGTGAACAGGGCGCCGGCCAGCATGTCGGGGGTCAGCTCCTCCCCGCGGTCGCGGACGAGGCTGCGCTTGATCCCCCGGACTGCCACATCCCACTCGGACCCGCCCGCGTCCATGACGGCTCCGAACTCGGCGACGTTGAGCTCGCGCAGGGCCACCCGGCGACCGGGCGAGATCGTGATGGTCACCTCGGCCAGTCCGTCCGGCCGACTCGTGGTCTCCGCCTCCACGTCGAAGTCGTAGGGGCTCTTCTCGTCGTCGTCCATGATGTGGACCTCCTCGCACCGGGCGTATCGCGAGTCAGATGGAGATGCGAGGACGCCCACTCATCCAGGCGAGGCTGTACTCCACGGCGTCCTCGCGGGCGACGCGGGAGTCCACCGAGAACTGGACGTTGACGTAGGTGTCGACCTTCACCTGGCCGTTGCGGAACCGCTTCACCACCGTGATGGACGCGTTGACCGGGATCCGGTTGATTCGCGACGTGATGTAGGCGTCCAGGGCGTTCTCGACGGCGCGCGTCTTCGCCGAGATCACGATGTTGCCATCCCAGCCGACGGGGATCTTGTCGATGTCCCGGTTGTTGGTTCCGATGTGCTTGCGGATCACGTCGTCGAACACCGGCGTCTCGTCGAATGAGACGACCGCATCGGAGATCTCGATGGGGATGCCGTTGATGACCAGCTCGAGACTTATGTCCTTTCCAGTCATGGCAAGGTCAAGATCAGACATGGCAAGGCTCCTCGACAGGGGTTGGGATGGGGGTCATGTCACACCTCCTCGATCTCGACCGTGGTGCCAGCCTCGAGGCGGAGGACGATCTCCTCCTGCATGGAGATCAGCTTGACGCGGAGGATGATAATCCACTGCCCATCGTCGATGTTGGCCTGGGTGTTGCCCCCGAACTCGTCGAGCTCGTAGCTTCGGATGGCCTGCCCCTGCGGGCCGTCGGGCGACGCCAGGTCGTCGAGGAACTGCCGGATGGACCCGATCTCCGGAGCGGTCACCGGGCCGAGGCGCCGGTTCGCGATGTCGATGTCGAGGGGCCGCTCCGCGTAGAGCAGCAGCAGGTTCGACAGGCTCTCGGCCAGGAAGTCCCTCATCCGGCGGACGAAGACTCGCGCCGAGTCGACCGTCGAGGTGTCGGTGGTCCGCGCGCTCCGCAGGATGGCCCCGAGGGCCCGATCGACCACCAGGGGCGTGATCCCTGCCGCGCGGAGGGACTCGAGCTGCGCGTCGGTCGCGGTGACCCCGGGCTCGACCCCGGCGATGGCGCGCAGGTACTCCCGGCCACCTGCCCCGCCGGGGCTGATCCAGGGGTCGACGCTGGCGATGGCCACGGCCGCGAAGCTGTTCGGGTCGACCGTGATGGTCCCCCGCGCGGGGTCGTAGGTGTTGACGATCCGGGCCTTTCGCCAGAGTCGCATGCAGCGGTCCGAGGTCTGGCCGGTGTCCACGGCGCTGAGCGCGTCGGCCACGGCTTCGGAGCCCGGCGTGGACATGACGCAGAAGCGGCTTCCGGAGATGTCGTCGGCGAAGAGCTTCATCGCGTCGTTCCAGCCATCGACCAGGCTGTCCGGGACCTCCGCGCCGAACACCACGTTCCAGGCGTTCGATCCGTCCTCCAGCGTGTCTAGGGCGGCCGTCCAGTCCCCGATGACGGGGGTCCCGTCACTGCCCGCGGTGAGGGCCGAATCCGCGACCGCGGCCGGAATGTCGTCGGGATCTCCCGCTGCCACGGTGGTGATCACGAAGGGGTCCTCGGCGGCCTCGGCCGAGATCGTGATGGGGGTTCCGCCGACGATCGCATTCAGGTAGGTGCGCTCGTACCGGACGGTCCCGGCAGAGTCCAGGACCTTCACGGTCATGTCCGAATTGGTCGCGGTGTCCGCGTTGTCCGCGAACGTGATTCGGATCTGGCTGCCCACCGCTCCGGGGTAGCGGGCGGTCACGACAACGCTGTCGTCCACGCCATCATTGAAGGTCTTGGTCGCCGCGGCGCCACTGTCGGGGTCGAGCCGAACCACGAGGAGCGTGGACGGGAACCGCTTCGAGATGAACGCCTTCATCGAGGCGTAGTCGTTGGTGACCCCGAACTCCAGCGGGCAGAACGTCTCGAAGAGCTCGGCTGCCCCGCCGATCACGGTCGGTGTGTCCACGGGTCCCCAGGGGAAGTGGCCGACCACCGCGACGATGCTCGTTCCCACGCCCTGTACGGTGGGCGGGGGCACGACCTCCAGGACGTTGATTCCGTATCCCGCGCTTCCAGTGCGGTTGATTGTGCGGATCAGAGCCATGTTGTCCTCACGGAGAGATAGAGTAGGATTCGAGGAGCACGGCCCCTTCGAGAAAACGCAGCTCCCAATTGAGTTGCTGCGGTGTGGCGGCTTGGACGACCTTAGCGGACTCTGCCCGGAGGGTCCACATGGTCCGCCACTCGGCCGCGGAGGGGGTCAGGTTGTCCTGATCGAGAGATCTGCCCCCCTCGGCGTGGATCGTGAGCGGGCGGCCGTAGTAGTCCGAGTGCGTCAGGTAGAGCCCGCCCCGGTGCGGGATGTCGTTGTGGAGGGCGCGTCCCACTGCCTCCGCCACGACGTCCCGGGTGTGCCGGTGCGGCGCCCAGAGGTCGAGCTGGAGCGAGATGTCGAGGTCGGCAACCTTCCAGGTGAACGGGGTCGCCGCGCGTTCCGCGGTGAACGGTACGTGGTAGCTCGCTCGAGGCTCCCCAATCGCCGTCACGGCCGCCACGGGGCCGTCGACGGTGCTGTACGACTCCGTGTCCTCGTTCCAGCCTCGGCGAACCCGCAGGGGGCCCGTGACGCCGTTGTAGGCCACCTGGACCGTCGCGGCGAGGTGGTCAACGAGGGCTTGCGCGGCAGACTGGGCGACGTCGATGGGCATCAGAACCCCGTCCCGCCGCGCGTTCGCAGGTACTGCTTGGCCTTCACTCGGAAGATGCGCAGAGCCCACGCGGAGGTGAACTGCATGATCCGGTGCGGGGGCATTCCACGAAGATGGATCTGCTTGCGGACGTGCCAGGTCATCGCCTTCGCGGCCCGGCCCTCCAGGCCGAGCTTGCCCGTGACCCACTGGTAGATCGGGGCGTGCGGCGGCATCCGGGCGCCCGGGCGACGCCCGTACTCGATCACGTGGGCGTAGGCCGACACGTTCTCGAGGACCGCCCCCATGGGGAAGCGACCCACGGAGAACCCGCGCTTGTAGTCCCCGCTGAAGACGAGGTCCTTATCCTCTGCCATGTCTCGGGCGTACTCGCGGGCGAGCTCCATCGTATCGCCGGCGACCTTGACGAGACCCTTGCGGTCCCTGGCGAGGTGGCGTCGGAGGACGAAGGGCAGATCCTGCAGACGGATGACTTGGGTCGGCATCAGCGCCCCCTGCGTCGGCGGAGGATCACCGACTTCGAAGCGTACTCCGAGTCCACCTGGATGAGCGAGTACTCCTCGCCGTTGACGACCCAGAAGGTCTCGACGTTCGAGGGTCTGCCGCTGGGGTCGCCGAGGAACGCGTCGGTGTAGGCCAGGGAGACCTTCTCGAAGCGGAGCGTGCCGTCCTCGAAGGTCCCGTAGGGGTTCGCGGTCTGGGTAGGGTCGGGGCTCGAGGATCGAGGCTGCGGCGTGAGGTAGGTGTCGACGTCCGCGAAGGTCCCGTCCCCGGGAGCGCTGCCGGACCAGGTGCGGGTCCGGATGTAGACCTCGTCCGTAGGCAGGTCCAGCGCCAGGTCCGCGCAGTGGCGGAGGCAGTCCACCGTCTCCGAGATGCAGTCTCGGAGGCTACCGGAGTCGGTGTCGAGGAGGGTGAGCAGCACGTCAGGCCCTCTGGCCCTTGAACAGGAACGTGTGCTGGGCGAGGTCGGAGAGGTCGTCGTTCAGGCTGATCCGGATGACCTCGTTCTGGTCGCCGTCGAGGCGGATTCCGCGGGGATTCCCTGCCACCGTGAAGTCGATGGTAGCCGAGATGGCCTGGTCGGAGCTGCCGAACGTGTAGACGTTCACGACGGAGGAGTACTGCGCCCACTCCGCGTTGCTCGTGACGGGCTTGAAGCCGGTGATCTGGCTTCGGACCTCGTCGTCTGCCTTGCGAACGACCCGAACGGCGATGCCCTCGGTGAGGGCGGTGTTGTTCCCGTAGTCCGTCGCGTCCAGGACGCCGTCGTCCTGGATGTAGACGATCATTCTCGTGACGTCCCACACCTCGCCCGCGGGCGGACCGAACTCGAAGTTCGTGAGGCCCTGCCCGTCGGGGGCGTCTCGGTAGTCCCCGGTGGCCTGCGGGCTCGACACCCCGTCGTTGTCGGGACGAGCGAACTCCGAGATGTACGCGTCCGAGGCCATGCCCCCGGCCACGTCCTGGACGCGGAAGGGGTTCGCGAGGGTGCCGGCGGGGCTGCCATCCTCGTCGGCGAGCGCGACGACCTGAATGAGCGCGGTCTCGCCCGTGGCCGTCACGACCTTGATCGCGTCTCCGGACACGTCGGGGCGGCGCTTGGTGCTGCTAGGGGTCAGTGCCATGTCCGCTCCCATGTTCCACGTGGAACGATCAGAGGACCTCGAGCTGGTTGAGGTTGCCGGTTCGCGCGGCGGCCTCGAGGATGCGCGGGATCATCTGCCCGCGGTAGATGGTGGCGAGCACCGGCTGCGTGATCTTCCGCAGGCCCTTGCGGCCACCAACGCGGCGGACCTCCGTGAACCGGAAGGTGTTCTTGACGCGGAGCTGGGAGTTCGGGCGGCCGTCCAGGGCGGTCTTGAGGGCTTCCAGGGTGGCCCGGTCCCTCTTGGACAGGGGCTTCGACTCCTCGGCCTGCTGGACCTCTGTGAAGCGCCGGACCTCATCCTCCTGCTCGGCTAGCGTGGTTCGGAGGAGCTCGTTCTCGGCCTTCAGCTCCGCGACTGCCGCTTCGGTCTGTGCCTTGAGCTGTTCGAGCAGCTCGGCCTTGAGAGCCTCGACGTCGATGGATGGTGCCTCGGACTCGGACTCGGGCTCCGGGGCGGGGACGGGTGGCGTCGGGGGCGGTGGCAGGGTCTTCTTTTCGGCCACGTGTACCTCACATGCGCCCGGTCAGGCCGGACATCGGTGCGGATTGATAGGGGTAGCGGTATACCGGAGTGCCCAGCGTGGTGGCGATCTGCCTGGCCAGCCGGTTGCCCTCCTGGTACAGCGCCAGTAGCTCATCGAGGCCCGCAACGACAACATCCTCCGTGCGCTTGAACTTGAGCCGGCATCGCCGGAACTCGGAGATCTGCGCGTCGATGTCTTCCACCTCGGCGAGCCAGGTGCGGACCTGATCCTCTGCCTCCGCGGTAAGGGCCGTCATGTAGCCCTCGAGCGCGTGGTAGAGCCCGGCAGTCTGGTCCCAGTAGCCGAGGAGCCTGCGCACCTCGGCCCGCTCGGCGAGGGACAGGGCCATCAGGAGTAGGTCACCGTGACGAGCTGCGGGTCCACCGCGGTGCCGCCCTCGACCCCGATATTCGCGCCCTCGGGGATGCCGTTGTACACGGTGCCGTAGCCATCGGCACCGAGGGTGTCCGAGTCGAAGTCGATGGCGTTCTCGTCGTCACCGGCCACGTACACGCCGAGAATGGCCTTCTCCACGTCCGGGTTGGGCAGGTTCCGGAGCGCATCCTCGGGGCTCGCGGAGAGGGCGCCCGCCTCGATGCTCGCGACCGAGGTCGCCGTCGAGTAGAGCCAGTAGGCCCGGTACTCCCCGGCCTCTAGGTCTTCCTCTTCCGACAGGTCCCAGCTTGCGTCGGTTCCATCTTGGTCGAAAGTGAAGGGTACACCTGCGATATGCGCGGTCACGTCCGCGGCGGCATCGAGCTCGCCCGCGGTGACCGTGCCAACGATCGCGCCCGCGGTATCCCCGCGAGTCGAGAAGTAGAAGCTGTACCACATCGTCAGGAGCACCGACCAGATGTCGAACCGGTGCTGGGGCCCATTCGTGTTTCGAACCGCTAGAGCCATGTTGATTTCCCCCTATCAGGTGGTGAAGGTGATCTTCCCGAAGGCGCCCCGACGCTTCCAGCACGTCTGGACGAAGCAGGACACCGCGGCCTCGGTCGAGAGACCCCGCGTGCCGAGGAGGGTCACGAAGGGCCGGAGACCAGACCCTCGGGCGACCATGCCCTCGACGCTCTCCCGGGGAAGCTGCAGGTTGAACCCGCTGCCGGCGAGGCGACGGAAGAGCGCGGTCACGCCCTCCTGACCCATGTCCATGAGGCTCTGCTCGGCGCCCTCGGGGAGCTGCTGAACCTCCACGAACTGGCTGTTGAAGGCGTAGAGCGTGTTCGTGGTGGCGAACTCGTCCAGGATGATCGGGATCTGGTCGACCTCGACGGCCCGCATACCGGCCATCAGGGTGACGACGCGGGGCATCTCACCGTCCGGGCCGCCGCCGCGGGCCATCCGGACCTCTCGGACCACGTTGACCTCGTACACGCCCAGGAGCTGCCGGATCTTGTTGAACACGTTGGCCGGCGCGGTGCAGAACTCGGGGTAGTAGCCGCACGCGCTGTAGATCGAGGTGAAGAAGTCGGTGAGGTACGTGAGCGTGAGGCCCGCGAGCGACGTGGTCTGCTCGGTGGAGGCCCACTCGGTGTAGGTGACCGGGCTGATCCCGGCGAAGGTGCCGCTGGAGTCGATGGCCTGGGCGCAGCCCGCGAGCTCGGCGGGCGAGGCGCCGGCATCGCCCGCGTAGAAGTCCCGGGCGAAGCCGCGGGCGAGCCTCCGGGTCTGCTTGAAGATCTTGCTGATCAGCAGGTCGGCGCCACCGCCGGTGAGCGACGCCGGGTTGAAGTTCGTCCGAGTCGCGGCCTGGGAGAGCTTCGACACGCTCGAGACCTTGTTGTAGGTCGCCCAGGGCAGCGTAGCGGGGACCTCGATCTCGTCGTCCGCGTTGGTCGAGTCGAGTGCGACTCCATCGGCGACGGCCGGAGCGTCTGCCGCCCCGGTGAACTCGCAGGTCCAGTTGAGGCTCTTCCCCTCCCCGTCCATGATGGGGAGTAGGTAGAAGGGCACGCATACGCTGTTGATCTGCGTCTGGAGCCGGGGCCGGTACACCAGTGAAAGTGCAGCCTCGACATCGGTCAGGACGGTGGTAGACATCTAGGGGCTCCGGTGGGGTCCCCGGTGACCTCACTCGTCCGTGAAGCTCGCCGTCATGAGACGGCTGAGAGCCGAGCGGGTGATGGCCTCGGGATTGGCGGTTCCTCCACCACCTACGCCGTCACCCTGCCCCGCTCCAGAACCCGTCCCCTTGACGCTCCGAGGCGGCAGGAACATCTTGCCGGTATCGGTGCTCAGGAACTCGCTGACCCCCTCGGAGACGGGCTTGTGGACCTCCTGCCCGTAGGAGTTGGTCCCCACGTAGACGAGGCGCCCGTCCTCGTCGTACTTGACGGAGCCGCTCGACACGAGGTGGTTCACGGCGACGCTGACCCGCTCGGGGGCCGCCCGACCGTCCAGGAGAGCCTGCTTCACGGTCCCGACGAGGCGCTCCTGACGAGCTGCCTCCTCGGAGGCCCGGGCCTTCCGCTCCATCTCCTCGAGCTTCCCTTGGAGCTCGAGGAAGCGCGGGTCCTCCTCGGGCTTCTTCTTCGGAGGATCCTCCTGGACCTTCGGCTTGACAGCCTCGGAGACCTTGGCGACGACCTCGTCCAGGTTGACCTCCGGGACCTTGATACCCGAGACGGCCTCCCGGATCAGCTCCACCACGCGATCCTCGGTGATCGGCGTGGGGGTGTTCTCGGCCTCGCCCCCTTCCTCTTCCTGCCCCATTCGCATCTCCGTCAACGGACTTCTACGACGATGAACCCTCTATCGTTCCAGTGCGCGGGGAGCGAGCGGCCGACATAGAAGCCACCGGACAACCTCCAGAAAATCCCACCTGTGGACTTCCGAAGCACGGTTCCCCACTTCTCCACCTCGGACGCACTCACTCGGAACTCGTCCGTTACCGGGACCGACAGGCCTGCCGCTGCCCTGGAGAACGGGTGGTTCCTCGCATCGAACACCTCTACGATCCGCTTGTAGACTCGCTCTCCTCGCTCGGTCGACGCGTGCTCCCCGGCCGCTACCTGGGCGTCGTTGTAGATCCGAGCGGACTCGGTCCGGGTGATCAGCTCCAGGCGGTTGCCCATCCTCGCAAGATGGCTACGTGCCCCGGCAAGGCCGGCGTCCGTATGCCCCAGAGCTGCCTGCCGGACGAGCCGATCGCGCATGTCCGCCGCGAATTTCCGTAGCGGATACTCGTACAGACGTAGCTTCTCCTGCGCGGATAGTGCATTCTCCGCGGCCTTTCTGGCTACTGGAGTGAGCGATTCCAGGTGTGTCAGCGCTTGTCTTCGTATGTCACGGGCCTCTGCCTCGAGCCGGCTGATCAGACGGCTGGTGACGCGGCGAGCGAACGCGTCGATGGCCCTGATCCTGCTTCGAAGGCGGACATAGGGGGGCTGCCCGGATGGGATCGCCTCCAGGGCCTCCCGGAGCCGCATCCGCTCTGCCTGGAGAACGGCGAGCATCCGGCCCGAGATCCGCGCTCGACGGGTGTCGAACGCCCTGATCTGCCTCTGCACCGTGCGGGCTCTGTTCGCCCCGGCCTCGATGGCGGCTACGGTCGCGGCCTTGGTCGATGCGGGGTCGATCCCGAGCTTGCGCGCGACCTCCTCCACCTCGTTCTTGCGCGCGGCCTTGCCCCAGCGCTTCAGCCCCCTCCGGTTGAGGACGCGGTCAACGCCCTCTGACACAACTCCCGGGCGCGGCGCCCTCTCGAGCGCAGACACAGTCGCGGCCTTGGTTGGCCGGCGCTCGACACCGAGCTCCGCCGCCAGGCGATTCACCTCGGCGACCGTGGACCGTCGAGCCCATCCCGACAGGGACTTGCCCTGGTTCAGCAGCCGGATCGCCTCGCGCATGCTCGCCATGTTCGCCTCCGCAACAGGGGTCCTGGTTGAGTCCGAACATCGCGCACTCGCTCACCAGGCACGCTCCGTGCCCGTGGAGGGGTTGTAGCTGGCCCCCGCACGCAGCGCAGAACATCAGCCTCTCCGCTTCCCGCTCGCGTCCTCGCGGACGTACTCGGGCTCTCCGTCGACCCCGCCCTCGTTCGGCGGGAGCGCGTACATCTCCAGATCGATCTCGGCCTCGTCGATCTCCCGCTCCACCTGGGTCACCCAGGACTCCGGGGCGTAGGGGAAGAGCTTGCGCGCCTCCTCCTTCGCGATCATCCGAACCAGGGTCTCGCTGTAGCGCACCGCGGTGGTGGCCTGCGCCGAGGCGAGGAGCCACTCCATGACCCCCTCCTGGTGCCATCCCTCCAGGCCCGTAAGGGTCACGATCTGCTCGTCCCCGCGGATCTTCGTGACCAGCCGCATGATCTCGACGACGGCTGGTCGGAGGAGGCCCGCGTACTGGGTCAGGACGATCTCGGTGGCCCTCCAGTCCGCCTCCTTGGACTGGCCGGACATCTGCGCTCTGGTGGCGTTCCCGTCCGCGCTCTGCGCCATCTGGCTCACTACGCGGTACAGCCCCTCTCGCTGGGTCGTGACGCGGTCTGCCATAAGGGACAGGGATCCGGCATCCGGGCTCACGTAGCCCATGTCGTCCTCGCCCTCGGGGTCCCGGCGGAGCCGGAAGTAGATCCCAGCGCCGACGACGGGTGTGTCTGTCTCCCACTTCGACCGGATCCAGAGCAGCGGATGGGCTGCCCGGTGGAGGCCGTAGTCGAGGTCGTTCTGGCTCCGGAGGAGGTTGACCGCGGGGTCGTGCAGCCTCCCCATGATGTGCATGCCCTTGGGGAGGCGGAGCTCCACCACGGGGATCTCGCCGAACCCGTGCTCGATCTCGGCCACGAGGTTCGCCGCCTCGTCGGACTTCGGCCACGCCAGGGGACGCTCGGCTGGCGCAACCCACTCCCACACCCGCACCATCTCGTGCGTGATGTACGTCCAGCGGACGCGTCGGCGCGCGGGCTCGATGAGCGACGCCTGGTCGAAGTCCACCCCCCGGTGCATGAGCTGGGTTAGGCGTCCGCGAGAGTCCCGCGACCAGTTGCAGACCCCTGCCCCGTCGAGCCTCACCAGGAAGGGGTTCAGCGCCCCCTCGGACTCCTGGTCAGCGAGGCTGTCGAACTGCCTCTCCACCTTCGGAAGGTTGACCCAGGCGTAGGATCGACCGCTCACCAGGGCATCGCACAGGAACGCCTCGAGCCACGCGGCGAGGCTGGACCCTGCCCCGTCCACGTCCTTGAGCCACGCGGCTGCCCACTCGTCTGGAAGATCCTCGATCTTCGGGGGCTCCGTGAACATGGCTCCCTTGAGCATGTCCACGACACCACCTGCGTTGTTCTCGTAGGTGGCTCGCGAGCAACGGTACTGGTACGCCGCGGGGACCTCCTCTGGGTTCTTTGGAATCCAGTAGTCGAGGTACTGGTGCCAGTACTCGCCGCCCTCGTAGAGCCCTCGGCAACGCCGGATGAACTCCCGGTCGTACTCCGGGTGTGTCTGATCGAGAACCTTCACCGGAACGGTCATGACCTCATCCCCACCCCGCCCGCGTAACCAAGCTGGGCACACGCTGCCTGAATGGCATCGGGGCCGTCGTCATGGTCGCCGCCGGGGAACATGTCGAACTGCGCGAGGACTTCCTTCGAGAGGGCCCGGTTGAACAGGATCCAGCCGTTGGAGACCTCGGGCTCGAGGGATGCGATCCGCTCATCCTTGGAGGTCGAGGCTGCCTTGTGCTCGATCTCGAGCTGCCAGTAGCGACCGTCCAGGCGCCGCTGGTCCCGCTCCCTCTCGTAGGGCTCCGCGGCGAGATCCTGGAAGCCGTTGGACTCGATCCGTGCTCGGCGGACGTTCCACATCTCGGCCATCGACCACAGTGCGTCGCGCTGGGCGCTGGGGGGTCGCCGGGCCATCCAGCACGCGAGAACGTACTTGTAACCGTGGATATCGCGGGCCACCAGGGCGATGGCCGCGTAGTCCCCCGCAACGCTGCCCTCGGAGGGGTCCCAGTGCAGGACCTTGTACACCAGGTCATCCTCGGCGACTACGCGAGGCCGCTCCCCCTCGACCACCAGGAAGCGCTCGCCCTTGTCGTTGGTCTGGACGCTGAAGTAGCTGAACCGGGGGCTGTGGAAGATCGCCACCGTCGGATCGACCGGGTCGTTCTGCATCTCCTGCAGAAAGCTCGCCAGCCCCTGGCTCCAGATCAGCTCGTAGAGCGTGAACAGGGGCATCCCTACGGGGTCGAGGAGCTCGACCTCCTCTTCCATGATGGGCCGCCGCTTCTCGTAGTACTCTAGGGCCTTCCGGCGCCGCTGGGGGCCCAGCGACAGGTCTGCCCAGATGCTCCGGCACTTCTCCCAGAACCCCTGTGCCCGCTCACTCGGCCACTGCAGGATCGCCGCGTACTTCTCGCTCCTCCAGCCCGGGTCCTTCAGCCGCCTCGATAGGATCGAGTCCGTGTGCAGGATGGTCCCGACGAACCGGAATGCGGTGCCGCTCTCTCTGCCGGAGAGCTTCAGGATGTCCTTCGACAGCGTGCTCTCCCAGAGGGCCCGCTGCTCGGGATTCCTGACCCGGTCCTTCTTCTCGGCGTCGTCGAGGATCACCAGGGTAGGGCGAATCCCGCGCGTGGGGTGCTTGATGCCGCGGATGTCCTGCCCGAAGGACTTGGTGGTAAGCGCTATCTCGGGACGACCTCGGACACTGACCTGCCACTGCATCTTCCCGCCATTCGTACGGAACGGGCCGTACAGGCGCGTCAGCGGGCGGAGGTCCTTCGATCCGTCGGGGAGAGGCTTGAACTGGTTCAGCAGGTCGATCGACAGGTCCCAGACGAGGTCCCGGCCGGAGCTGATGAGGACGATGAACGCCTCGACGTCGTAGACGATGGCGTGCACCACGTCGCCGAAGCTGGCGATGGAGCTCTTCCCCATGCCTCGCGGAGCTGCCACAGCATCGAGGAGGTCCGGCTTCGGGCGCTCGTGCCAGGGGAGGACGTCCGAGACCTCGAAGAGGTGGCGGTGCATGTCGTTGAACGGCAGCCCGAATCGCTCCGGCCAGCAGTACTTGAGGAACTCGTCCTTTCGGTGCCGAAAGCGAAGACGGAGAAGCGCCGGGATCTTCGCCGGGTTGTGGCTGTACACGTACCGGAAGTGCTCGCCGAAGGTCTCCGGATCCAGCTCGGCCCACGCCGCGGCATCGTCCGGGAAGCTCACGCCCCGCTCCCGTAGAGCTGGTGGATCGTCGCGAGGTCGTCGTCCTCGCCGAAGCCGTCTGCCTCCTTCTCTCCCTCGAAGAGCGCGGACAGGCCGGGATAGCTGTCACAAAGTGTCTGGGCGGACTGGCTCATCGCGCGGATGGACTGAGTGAGCTGCGCGTGCTCGTTCGGCTTGAGCTTCGTGTGGTGCGTGATCAGCCGCTGGTTCGTCAGGTCGATGTACTCGTGCATCAGCCGGAGGCGCCGCATCACCTCCTCGCGCTTGACCGTCGGGAGCTCATCGACCGGCGTGCGAACCACCCGCATCGGAGGGCGGGGGTTCGGGGTCTTCGGTACCTTGGCGGGTGCCAGGCTGTTGAGCCGCCGCCATTCCAGGTGCCACCGCCGCGCGGTGCCGAACGCGCACCCCTGGGAGATCATGATCTCGCGGGGGGTGGCGTTGGGGTTCGCCATGAGCCAGGTCTTACAGGCCTGCCATTCGGGGGTTCCAGCCACACTACCTCCGTTGTCGGGAGGCGTATCGCGTCAGGCCGGGACGATCACGGAGCCCAGCCGCCCGAAGACCTCGACGAAGCGTCTCTCCAGATCGGAGTTGCGGGTAAGCAGGATGATGGCGTTCGCGTGCGTGGGGCTGCCCCCCTCGCCCTTGACGGGCTCGAGGAACCGCAGACGCTGCCGGGGGACGCAGATCGGGCAGTCCAGCGGGACGATGGTGTGGTAGTCCTGGGCGGTCCGCAGGATCTCCAGGGTGAAGCCCAGGAAGACCCCCACGTCGAAGCGCTCGTCGAGGAACTGGTCGACGAAGCGAGCCCAGAACAGCCCGGCGACGCTGCGATTCCCGATCTTGCCGCCGGGCGGGTTCAGGAACACGGTCTCGCCGCGGGGCCACGCTGCCTGGAGCGCGTCGTCCGCGCGCGTCAGGATCTGCCTGGCCTTCACGAGGCGGTTGTGCGCGGGGGAGGAGGCCGGGTCGAGGTCCGGCGGGCCGCCGAAGAACTCGTGGACGAGCTCCACCACGCTCGATGGGGTCCCCCAGGAGTCGCTCTTCGAGAGGTGCTGCGGGGTCACTCGGCCCCCCGTCGGCCGCGGACACCCCAGTAGAGGTTGTCCAGGGCCGTGTTGGAGGGGTCTCCGTCCCGGAACCTCGCGCACTGCCCCTTCGGGCAGGGTCCGCGGAACGCCTGGAGCACCAGGCGGTGCACGAGCTCCCGGGTCGGGACCCGGTCCCGCCAGACGTCGACTTGGAGGTGCCCTGTGCCGGACTGTTGGGGCTTGAGGATCTTCCCGCGGAGCTTGCGCTTGCCTCCGCGGACCTTGGCCGACTTGATGGTTCGGTCCTTCGAGCGGACCGAGCCATCGACGGAGGCCTCGTAGTCGGGGTACTCCGGAATGGTCTGCCACACGGTCATCCCAGCACCCCCAGCGCGCGGCGAGCCCAGATCTGGGCCATCCGGTCGAGGTCTTCGAGGTCACCCGTGTTGAGGATGACATCGTCGCAGTCCCAGGGATCGAGCGAGGTCTCCGAGGGGTGGTCGTCGGCCTCGAGCCCGGGTCGGTGGATCCAGACCGAGGCGTCGCAAACCGTGAGCTCGTTCATGAAGCGGGTCCCGGACATCAGGACCACCTTGGCGGAGAGCGTGTCGATGCGGGCTAGGGCCTTGTCAACCCAGAAATCGGGGTCGTACTTTCGTCCGAGCATTCCGACGTCTCGGAGGGCATCTCGTACAGTGAGACCCCCCCAGAAGTAAGGGGCCTCCCGATCGAAGCCGATCCCCTCGACGTGCTCGCGGGTGAGGTCGAAGATGTGGGCGGTGGCGGCCTTGACGGGGGCTGCCCACTGGTCGACGGCGATGGTACCCGCGGGGTACGCGTTGACGACGGTGTTGATGAACGTGTCTTTGCCTGCACGGGCGAGCCCGCAGACACCGACGATGAGGGGGGCCATGGAGGCTTCTCCAGGATGATGGTTTCGGGGGTGAGGTCGAGCCAGGGCGCGGACCCCTCCACCCCCCGCC